CAGTTCATGGAACAGATGGAACTGTAACAGGAACAGGAACACAATTTAATAAAGAATTACAAGTTGGTGATGTTATTATTTGTAGTTCTAATACTCTTATTGTCTCTGCAGTAACAAATGCAACAGATTGTGTCGTAGCTACAGATCCAACAACTGGAGCAATTTCGGGTGGTGCATCAGCTGTTCGTTTGAAGAGATCTCCATTTGCGGAACCTGCAAGAAACATGGTAGGAACTGTTGCGGTCTCAGCAAACAGTACTACAGTCTCAGCTACTGCAGCGGGTAGAGCCCATAATGCAACAGCATTCAATCTTCAATATACTGCTGGTGATATTATCAAGGTTAATGGCGAAGAGAGAAAAGTTGTAACAGTTACAAATTCTACCTCAATGGTAGTTAATACTGGATTCACTAATACTGCAGCAGCACAAACTCATTCAAGAACTTGGGAATATGCTAATATTTTCGATAAAGAACCTGTAACAACTCAACATACTGCTGATAAAGGTGGAAAATATGATGAGGTTCACGTTATAATAGTAGATGAAGACGGAGAATGGACAGGTAATCTTGAAGAAGGTTTAGAAGTTTTCACAGGACTTTCAGTAGCAAAAGGTGCTAAATTTGAAGATGGATCAAAAGCATACTATGTAGATGCTCTGAATCGTAAGTCAAAATATGTTTGGTGGATGGATCATAATCCTAAAGGTGATGCACTTTCTCAGGCAGATTCTGGTGGATCAGTAGGTACATTTACATCTCTAGCGTGGGGAGCAACCGCTACCGCTGGAAGTGAATATCGTTCTTCTGGAACTGCTGGATCAATGATCGTCAGATCAAGTCTTTCTGGTGGAGTTGATGGATCGAATGTGACAGATGGTAATAAGATCGAAGCTTATGGTAAATTTAAGAATGTTGAAGAGACTGATATTGGTCTTTTGATTGGTGGAGAATCTTCCGCAACAGTTGCTCTTGAACTCATTGCCATAGCTGAGGGTAGAAAAGATTGTGTAGCAATGCTTTCACCAGAAAAAGCTGATGTCGTTAATAACTCAGGTAATGAAGTAGATGATGTAATAGATTTTAGAAATTCACTAGGATCTACATCTTATGCAGTTCTTGATTCTGGTTGGAAATATCAGTATGACAGGTATAATGATGTTTATCGATATGTTCCATTGAATGGAGATACTGCGGGTGTTACAGCAGCTACTGAGGCTAATAGAGATGCTTGGTACTCACCAGCTGGTTTTTCAAGAGGTAATATTCTCAATGTAATCAAACTTCCATTCAGTCCAAGAAATACACAAAGAGATTCACTCTATAAGAATAATATTAATCCAATTGTAACCTTCATGGGTGCAGGAACAGTATTATTTGGAGATAAAACTCTTCTGGCTAAACCTTCCGCATTTGATAGAATTAATGTAAGAAGGTTGTTTATCATTATGGAGAAAGCAATTGCTAGATTTGCAAGAGCTCAACTTTTCGAGTTCAACGATGCATTTACAAGATCACTATTTGTTGGTGCTGTTGAGCCTTTCTTGAGGAATGTACAGGGTCGAGATGGTATTACAGATTTCAGAGTAGTATGTGATGGTACAAATAATACTTCTGATGTCATTGATAGAAACGAATTTGTGGGAGACATTTATGTTAAACCAAATCGTGCTATCAACTTTATCCAACTCAACTTTGTCGCTGTTAGAAGTGGAGTAGAGTTCTCAGAAATCATTGGATAGGTGATATAAATAGTAATAATCTATATAGATGGGGAAAGACGATAGTAGCCGAAGGGTGTACTTGTAAAAATAAACTTCCCCATCTTTTAATCTAATAACTATCGGCCCAAATGGGTATTAAGGAGAAAAATGGCTTTTTCGGTATCTAATTTTAGATCTAAAGGTTTGGTTTCTGGTGGCGCAAGACCAAATTTGTTCGATGTTGTAATCAATAAAGCGCCAGGTTCTATTGCAGGACAGGTTATGGCTCCAGAATTTAAAATGCTATGTAAGATTGCTTCTATTCCACCTTCCACTATGGGAGTTGTTGAGGTTCCTTATTTTGGAAGAATGGTAAAGGTTCCCGGCAATAGAACATTTGATAATATTTCTGTTACAGTAATTAATGATGAAGATTTTAAACTTCGTAATGGTTTTGAAAACTGGATGGATCAAATGAATGCTCATGTAAATAATGATTCAGCACCACCTAATTCTATTCTTGGTAGTATGATTGTTACTCAGTATGGAAGGTCTGGATTAGCTAATCCACTTGGTGGTGTTGGCGGTTGGGTTTTCACCAATATGTTTCCAGTTAATTTAAGTGAAATTGCACTGGATTGGGGTAGTAATGACACGATTGAAGAATTTACAGTCGATTTTGCCTATGATTATTGGGAGCATGCTGCTTCAACGACTTAATATATAATACAGTACAAAACTTTCCAATTTAACTAGGGGCTCGGGGCTTCTCTAGCCCCATCCTCTAGGAGTAGATGAATGGCAATTGAATTATTTGGTTTTAGCATTGGAAAAATACAAAAAGAGAAAGAGGCACGTGAGAAAGTCTCTTTCGCCCTTCCTCAATACGATGATGGTGCACTTGATATAGCAGGAACCCCAGGCGGTGCTTATGCAACCTACCTTGATATGGAGGGAGCTGCTAAAAATGAAGTGGATCTTATTAATCGTTATCGACAAATGGCTCTATATCCAGAATGTGAACTGGCAATAGATGATATTGTCAATGAAGCACTAGTCGCGGATAGAGAAGAACATCCAATAAGTATAAATCTTGAAAATGTAAATCTTTCTCCAACTATAAAAGATCAAATATTAGAAAATTTTGATGAAGTATTGAGTCTTTTGAGGATAAGAGATTCAGGATATGATACTTTTAGAAAATGGTATGTCGATGGTAGACTCTATTATCATATCATTATTGATCCAAAGAATCCAAAAAGAGGAATCTTAGAATTAAGACCTATAGATGCCCTAAAAATTAAAAAGGTTAGACAAGTCCTTCCACCAAAGTCTATGAGTGAACCTCAAGCTATGCCTAGAATTGAGGAATATTTTGCATACAATGAAGGTGGAATGGATGGTAAAAAGGGTGGTAATGTAGTTCGTATTGCTGTAGATTCTATAGCTTATTCACATTCTGGAATATTAAGTGAAGATAGAAAATTAGTTCTCAGTTACCTACACAAAGCAATAAAACCTCTTAACCAACTCCGAATGATAGAGGATGCAGTAGTTATCTATCGTATCTCAAGAGCTCCAGAACGGAGAATCTTTTATATTGATGTTGGAAATCTACCAAAAATTAAAGCAGAACAGTATCTTCGTGACATTATGACCAGATACAAAAATAAAATGGTCTATGATGCTGATACTGGTGAAATGAGAGATGATAGAAAACACATGAGTATGTTAGAGGATTATTGGCTCCCAAGAAGAGAAGGTGGTAGAGGGACAGAAATTTCTACACTTCCTGGCGGTGAAAATTTGGGAGAACTTGAAGATGTTCTATATTTCCAAAAGAAACTTTACAAATCACTTAATGTTCCATCTTCAAGATTAGAACAGGATAGTGGTTTTGTTCTTGGAAGAGCACAGGAAATTTCTAGAGATGAAGTTAAATTTACAAGATTCATAGAGAGGTTGAGAAATCGTTTCGGACATATATTCAATACTTGTCTAGAAAAACAACTTATTCTCAAGGGAGTTCTTACTCTTAATGATTGGAGATCTATAGAGCAAAATATTCATTATGAATGGCAAACTGACTCACATTTTGCAGAACTCAAAGAAGCAGAGATGTTACAAGAAAGACTTAATCTCTTACAAAATATGAACTTTGCAGATGAGATTGTTGGAACCTTTTATTCTAAAGAATTTATCAGAAAGAGAATTCTGAAACAGACTCAAGAAGAAATAGAAGAAATTGATAGACAAATAGAATTAGAGGCTCAAGGTGAACCAGATGAACCAGAGGATGAAATGCAATCTTTCGTTCCAAAAGATGGTCAAAAACTCAATGAAGAACTCGACAAGATTGTAGAGGAAAAGATTGTCGATAAGGAAAAGGATGAAGAATTAAAGGTAAACATAAATGATATTTTCAAATCAGTTTTAGAAGAAGAAACGGATGAGTTTAGAGCAAACTAATGTAGATTTAGACTCAGCAAAAGTTCTCGCAACGAGTCTACAATACACCAAAAAAGAAATCAAGAAACTCAAAGAGGAACTTGAAGAATCTCTCACTTCAACAACAGAAGTTATTGGGGAACAAGGTCCAGAAGGGCCAGAGGGTCCGCAAGGACTTCAGGGAGAGCAGGGTTTACAAGGCCCACAAGGCCCAAGAGGTTTTCTTGGTCCAGAAGGCCCACAAGGCCCTCAAGGTGAGTCTATATTATTGGGGGAACAGGGTCCACAAGGTATTCAGGGAGAAAGGGGTGATAAAGGAGAACAGGGTATCCAAGGAAAACCTGGCTTAGATGGTCATGATGGTATAGATGGAGAACAGGGGCCCCAAGGAGAAAAAGGTGAACGAGGTTTTAGGGGGGAACAGGGTTCACAAGGTGATCAAGGTATCCAAGGCGAGAAAGGTGACAAGGGAGATAAAGGCGACCGAGGTTTGATGGGAATGTTGGGTCCACTTGGCCCAAGAGGTGAACAAGGTGTTCAGGGTGAGGTTGGTCCTCAAGGAGAACAGGGAGAGCAAGGTTTACAAGGTGAGCGAGGTGAAAGAGGTAATACTGGACCGCAAGGATTACAAGGAGAACAGGGACCACAAGGTGAACAGGGTGTTAAAGGAGAGGTCGGCCCAGAAGGACCACAAGGCCCAAAGGGCGATGATGTCAATGTAAATAAGGAACTCGATAATTTTGACAAGAGATTAACAAATTTTAGTGGTGAAATTGCTAATATTAGAATGATGGGAAATACTGGTGGGGGTATAGATCCTAATAAGATTTCCGCTCATCTTGTTCCTACAGTTTCTACAACCTATGATTTAGGAAGTGCAACAAGACCTTGGAGGGATCTTTATTTAAGTGAGGCATCTTTAAAATTAGTTGCAACTGATGGAACTCAAACTTCTGTCAGTGCAGATGAAATAAAAACTCTTGATGGTTTAACTGCTACTACTGCAGAACTCAATATTTTAGATTTGAGTATTCAGAGTAATATTGGTAACAAATATCTCAGAGGTGATGGGACTTGGCAATCCATTGCTGCAGCTAGTGGAAGTAGACATACTGTTCAAAATGCTGGATCAGATTTATCAGATAGGGCCAAATTAAATTTTGATGGTACGTTTCTTGTCGCATCAGATGATTCTGGAAATGACCAAACGGATGTAACTCTTCATCAAACATTAAGAGATTATGCATCAAGTGTTACAGCAACTGCTGCAGAAGTTAATAGATTAGATGGTATAGGTAGTGCAGCGGTAGGAACTTCTGATTCACAAACACTCACAAATAAGACACTCACAAGTCCAGTTATTAATACTGGTGTAAGTGGAACTGCTATAGTCGATGAAGATGATATGTCTTCAGATTCTGCCACAAAGGTTCCCACTCAACAATCAGTCAAAGCTTATGTAGATTCACAAGGTTTGAGCTTGATAGATGAAGATAATATGTCTTCAGACTCAGCGACAAGGCCACCAAGTCAACAATCGGTAAAGGCCTACGTTGACAACGAACTAAATAATACAGGACTGTCTGATTTATCAAATGTTACTGGTACTGCCAGTGCTGACCAACATTTGATATATAGTGGGACAAATAATAGGTGGGAACCTACCGATTATAGTGGTAGTGGTACTGCCACAGAGATTAAGAATTTACTGGTAACAGTAGATGGTGCTGGTTCTGGTGTAGATGCGGATTTACTTGACGGACAACAAGGATCACATTATACAACCGCAAGTAATCTAACAGGTGCAGCAAGTGGAATTACTTCTGTAACAGTAAATTCAATCATGACAGTAGTTTCAACTA